CTTGTTGTAACTGTTTGAATAATTCTTGATACTTATTCTTCATCATAAACTTCATCGGTAACAATTACATCATCAATACCACCGTCAATGCCGGCTTGATATTTGAAGATATAAGCATCACATATTCTTTGATATAACCGTTCTTTTGCTTCTTGGTTTGCAATAACCTTTTCCGCAAAGTCTTTACTTTGAAACTTAATTTCGCCAAATGTTTCACCGGTGTTCATATCTACGTCTTCCATAGTATACCAAGCACCTGATTGTTTAACTAAATCAAACTTCTTCATTACTTCTAACCAACCACCATAATTATCAATTCCACTATCATAGTAGATATCATAATTAATTTTACGATGTGGCGGACCCATACGATTCTTTACAACTTGGATTTCTGTTTTACTACCTACTACTTGTTCAACGCCTCCTAATTTAGCTTTGATCATTCCGGTATTTTTCAAACGAAGTCTAACTGATGCGTGGAATGGAATTGCCTTACCACCCGCTGTCGTCCATTGGTCTCCAAATGATACACCCATTTTTGTACGAAGCTGGTTTGTAAAAATCAAACAAATTCTTTCTCGTGCAATCCAATTGGTTACTTTACGCATTGCCTTTGATAAGATAATTGATTTTGATGTTGCATAACCATCTTTGTCATACTCTGCAGACATTTCAATTTTTGTAGATGCACCCATGATTGAATCCACTACAATCGTAACTAATCGATCTTTATCTGACTTACGAACACCTTCAACAATTGTTTCAATAGTTTCAAAAATTTCTTCAATTGTTTCTAATGGGACATAAAGCATAGATTTTAAATCAACTCCAATTGCTGTTAGAAATTCTGAGCTGACTGCTGCTTCTGTATCAATATAAACTGCTAATCCACCTTTCTTTTGCGTTTCAGCTAAAGTGTGTGCAGCTAATAATGATTTACCTGATGCTTCTAATCCGGTAACTTCAGTGATCCGCCCCACAGGAAAGCCTCCATGGGGGCGGTTTGAAACTGCTAAATCAAGCATCGAGCAGCCGGATGAAATCCACTCTGATACATTGCTTGGTGCATCTTCATCACCTGCTAAAAAGAACGCAGTCTTAAGATTTTGTCCTTTAAATTGTTTGTTGATACTATCCGCTAATGTATTTGCTAGAGCGTCTTCTAGTTCCAGTTTACTTTTACTCTTTGCCATTTATAACTCCTTCTTAATTAAAAAGATCATCAAATGCGTCTGCAACGCTTTCTACTTTTGTAGCTGCTGGTTTTGATGCTGCTGGTGCTGCTGGCGCTTTTGCATCTTCCTCTTCTTCTACATCAGAGTCTGCAGATTCTGGATTCATCCACTCTTTTAATGCTGCTTCTAATTCTTCAAAAGTCGGCTCAGGAAATAAATCAGTGATTTCTGGTTGATTCATGATTTTTTGTGCAATCTCTTTATCTTCAGTTGCTGGCTGAGTGTTAGGTTTAACACGGATTGCGGTTTTAGGATATGACCCTGGACCTTCTGCTGGTGTAAATTCTACATCAATATCACGACCATTCATTAAGTCGGTAATATCTCCATAATCTGGATCTGAAATAATTGATAACAATTCTGTGTAAATTGTTTTACCAAAGCCCCAAAACTTCACTCCTTCAGATTCTTTACCACGAATAATAACGGGAACATAAGTACGCATCTTAGGTTCAATTTTACGTCCCATTAGCCAATCTTCTTTATCGCCAGTCTTTTTAAGTTTGTCAGCAAATTCTACGATTGGATCTGCATTACCAAATGTAATTGGCGATAGCATAGATCTTTTACTAATGTCATAGTGGAAATACAATTCTAAGAAAGGATTTTCTTTGCGATGCACGTAAGGAACGATTCGAACTCGTGTCTTGCCTGCTTCAGGCTTCCATACGTTGTTTTTCTTGTCATCGGTTTTGTTTAATTGGTTAAGTTTCGCTTTGATAGCGTCAAGGTTAAGTGCCATAAGTACTCCTTTAGTTAATTAAGTTAATAAAATATAAAAATATAATTACAATATAAGTAATTAATTGGTTAATTCAAAGTAATTTGTTAAGTTTTTTGTGATGAATTTATCTGTATTTATTCATAAGTGCATCATACACTCTATCATCTTCATGAATGTCTAAAAGTTCTAATTCTTCGTCAGTAAGTGCCGTTCCATCTTCATATTCAGCATATGAAACATATGCATCAGAAAAGTCCGGATAATCTCTTAAATCGACATCTTCAAATTCTAACGAACGCCAATTGATTTTTTTGGTAAGTAAATTACCAGTTTTTGGATCGCGATTTGCACCCGAATCAAAACCTAATTTATTTTCTAAATCATTTAAATTAGTTTCTTTAAGCAAACTTTTTAATTTAAT